CTGACTTTTAAGTTTCTCCATCATATGATAAAATTCAGCATGAGCCAACAGCTCTGCAGAAGCAAGAACAGACTTACTACCTTTAGCTTCTACATATTCGGCATAATGCATACCAGCAACGACAATCAGCACATATCCGCTTGAGTAGTTCTTAGCAAGTCTAACAGCTAGTTCCTTACCTGTTTTCGATCCTTCTGAACCACTTAAGACAGTTTCAAAGCCGGACGTCTTCACAATCTCCCCATGAGCAACAACGACATAACCAACAGAGCTTCGAAGATTTCCAGTTTGATTAAACCAGCTTTCTTCTTGTGATCTATCTCTAGCCTCTGTCACGCACTCATTACCTAGATTCGCCAAAGCCTGAATAGTAACCGAATCGATCTGTTTAGTTCCTGTATCAAACATAGCATTAATCTCCGACAATGATGTAGTCATTCTTATAGCCATAGTTTTGCATTTAATTGTCCTCTGTGAAAACCTTGAACCTGTTTTTCAGCTATTACGCACCCATTGTTTAATAGCCGGATAACATCACCTATCTTGAACTCTCTACAATTCTGATTCAGATAAACCACATATTGATACACATATACCGTACCATCTTCAAAAGTCATCTGATTAGCCTTATTGTTAAGTTCATACCGGCAGGGAATACTACCTTCAAAGAAAGATGTGCCGGGATGATAATCGCCTAGATAGTCTTCGTAGCCTTCGATGATTACCTGGTATTGCAATATGTGAGGTCTGAAATTAGGTATCATAGGAATGTACATTTAGGTTTGTTAGACAATTCATCCTTCAATCCATATTGTTTGCACAGAAAGAAATAATAGGATTTGATTCCGTCAAAATTCCAAGAGACTGAAACTCCCCCCTCTCCCATTGAAACGGGCCGAAGCAATAGAGAGGGGATGAACTTAGCCATCGCCACGGACACACGAACTTTATTGCTTGCATCTCGTTCAACATCTCCGTTCTCTAATCCAGCATCTTCTACAATATCCAAAAGGTCAGCCTCCGACAGTTGAATGCCGAAGGTCTGAAACTTCTGTTGTATGTAGTCGTTTGCCGTCATCTTAGTATGGTGTAATCAATCTACTATATGCAGTGTAACTATAATGCGTACAATGCTTCGATTTATATACGTATCGGAACGGACATTTAGGAACAGTAACCAGCTTGCTTTGAATAGCCGGACTTTCAGCAATAACAAATACAGGTTGCGGGGCTGTTAACACCAAGTAATCCATAGGAACGATTTTAACGACCTCGTTCTGAATCATCGGCAGACCAACATCAACCATCACGACATCTGATTTTGGCAAAATAGGTTCGCTAAAACTTGATGCCTGTACGCCCAACGAAACTAAGGACATCATCAAAAAGCCACACATGGCAAAAATAAAATTCTTCATCTCTTTACTTATTTATAAAATTAAACAATGGAAGGGTAGAGATACTACCCTATCCCTTTTATTCGATACCTAATGCTTCTTTCAAAGCAGAAGTCTTTTCTTCATCCAGTTCGCCTGCTTTAGAAAGAAGTGTTCCCTCTCTCATATTTGCAGTTACAGAAACACCGATAGACTTCAATGCTTCTACAACGTCTTTCTTTTCAAACTCCTGCTCGAAGAGAACAATCCCCTTAGAGGCTTTCTTCTCTTCAATAACTTCGGCAAGTTTGCGATCCGAAAGATCTTTCACACGGGCTTCGTCTTCAAAATCGAGGATTGTACCCGGATTATACACTTCGCCAGTAAACTTGTCGCAGAAAATATTAATCACTTTAATCTTCATAGAATCCTCCTTATCCCTCCGGGATAGCGTTCATGGTTGATAAATCGAAATTCACAATCTTATTCGGAGAAGTAAACTCAGGAATCCACTCAGCAGTGTACTCCATGTATCGACCTTCTTCGTCACGATAGTTGCATACCGACATTTGACCTTCAGCGGTATTATAAGAACGTCCCGGAACCGGATCGGTCATTACATACGGCTTATGGTGGCGCATCTTCATCACCTTATCAGTCTGCAACAGGGTAATACGGTTATCAGCATAAATCTGCACGTTCTCGCCCGCCTGATTCTCTACATAGTCCTCCTTGATCTCGATAGCAGGAAGCCCGATGCCGGTAAATACACTGGAGGCCATCTGGTCAGTCACCAATCCAGCGTTAACCATGAACTCACGCTCGCCAAGAATCATCTTGAATTTATCCCCGAAATCGGAAGCACCTACAATGTTCTTCATGAATGTGCCACGAGACATAATCATCTTGGAGAACACACCGTATTTAGCTTTCAGTTTTTGAATCTCCTGCTGTAAGTAAGAGATAAACTTATCCTTTACTGCAGCTTCTGGAGTAAGGAAGTGGAACGGCAACTCGATATCAAGCAACTCGATATTTTCTTTGTTGTCAGCCAAGTGAACCTGTGCTTTACCAGTCATCAATAATCCAGGAACAACGATATCCATACGCTTGTGTGGAGCAAGTAAAATCTGACGATAATCATCAACAATAAAGTCGATAATCTCCTGTAAGATTGTACTTTGTTCTGCAGTATTGGCAGCATTGAACTTATCAATGATATCCTGCAACTGCGACAAACGTTCGATATCCATTTGATAACGGTCGCCCAAGTAAGCGATTTCAGTATAACCGCTTCCGAGTGAACGCCTTTCCCTTAACGGTTTCTGATCGTTCTTGCCAATAATAGAACCAGCAACAACACCCGTTACTGTTCCAAGATAAGTCTTAAAAACACGGGTTTTAGTTTCCAAGAAATCTCCGTATTGCTTCCAATAGATTGTGTCCAATCTCATCTGAAGCACACGGTCGATAATCGCCTTAACGATTGCGGGGTCTGTGAATAAAGTTTGTATGGTCAAATTCATATCTAAACTTTTAATGATTAATACTCAAACTGGAAACGGCTTGTCAATCCCACCTTATCCAATTCATGGATCGGAAGAACTAACTTTCTTTCCTTTACCTCATAGGCTTGCATCAGGAGAGTACAAAGAACCGCTCCATCGTTCTCAACTTTCTTCGCATCATAAAGAACGAAGTTCGCTGTATTCTTCTTCACTGTGCCTGCTACTGCAGTCGCTTCAAATAAAACTGCATCCTTAGCGATATTTTCACCGAAAGCCGCTTCAATAGTCAGGACATCATAGCCCTTGTTAGTCTTGTCGATAGCGACTACTTTCGCTCCTTTTTTACCACTTCCAATAAACATGCCGACATAAGCCAGCGATTCCTTTGCAATTTTGATTGATAAAGCATCAGCTCCGGTCGTGTAGGCTTCTACAACCTTCACGTTGCGAACCGGAATCAATGTACGTTTTACCGAATCAGCCTGAACCGGGGTGAATACGGGTAAGAAAGAACCAACAACCAAATTGGCTATGTCCAACTTCCAAGGACCGCTCTTTCTCACACCTGTCTCAACACGGTAAAACTCTTCCGGTTTATAATCCGGTTTCAAGTCATAATGTGTACCTGCTGCCATTTAATTTACTTTTTAGATTCAACAATCGTTTTTGTACCTTCCGAAATCATACCAGCAATAGATTCGTTTTCTTTCTCAATCTTTGTCTCCGCTGATTCGGGAGGGTTCACACCGCTAAAGCCTATATTAGCGAGTTCCTGCTTTGCGTCCTTGAAAAAAGTATCTAAGTCCGCATCATCGGGAATCGCATAACGCTTTGCGAATGTTTCGGGAATACCATACTCCTTTGCCTTTGCCATAATCTGCTCCTGTCGGGTAGCCTGTAATTTTTCTTGCTTTAAAGCGGAAAGTTCAGTCGAAAGATTCTTATTTGAATCAATCAAAGCTTGTGCCCATGCAGGTACATCATCTTTCTTGTCTTCCGGCTTCGGATTTGGGTTAGGATTGGGATTCTCTATTGGCTTACCATCTTTAAGGTTATGCTTCTTCTCGTAGTTCTGGACAGAAGTACGGGTAGCATCCCCTGCACGGAAATCACCATAAGAATTTAACACGTCCGAAAAGCTGATACCCTCAACAATAGAGTTTACCTTTGTCTCGTCCGTTACACCCTCTGCCTTTTT